TGCACACCACAAATATGAAAGAAACGAGCCTTGAAGCTCATGACTACGTGCAGTCATCCGGTAAGGCCGGTACCCAAGAAATGGCGATCCTGAACTTCATGGACGACAACCGGCACCTGGATTTCACCCGCCGGGAACTTGCAGGCCTTCTCAACATGGAAACCAGCACCATGAGCGCCCGAGTCAACAGCCTGCTTACGGCTGAAAAGCTCATTGAACCCTACAAGCGGAAATGCACGGTCAGCGGATTAACCGTCTGGGCCTTGAAGCTACCACCAGCACAGCAGGAATTGATTTAAGCAATGACGGCCCCGACCCGCATCAACGGATACACGGGCCAAGAGCGGCGGAAGATGTGCCGCCACAAGAACAGATACTCAGACGAACACGCAGCAAGGGCCGCAGGAATGATCTCACTCGAACAGCACAACACCGGATATTCGAAGCTATGGCCTTATGAGTGCCCCTTGTGCTTGCGTTGGCACCTGACCAAAAAGCCGCGCAGGAACGTGCCGGCAATCACCCTTGAATCAGCGTACACAGAAGCGGAGGCGGCTTGAATGGCTTGGCTTTATGTGCCGGGGTTGGAATGCTCGACGAAGGATTACGAGCCGGACTTGAGTTCTTTGGCATCCCCTACCGCACCGCGTGTTACGTCGAAAGGGAAACTTTTGCAGCCGCGCAGCTTGTTAAGCTCATGGAGGCGCAATGCGTGGATGAAGCGCCTATCTGGGATGACCTTACCACCTTCGACGCTCGATCATGGCGCGGCAAACTGGATTGCATCACTGCAGGCTTCCCTTGCCAGCCTCACAGTGTCGCCGGAAAGCGCGAAGGCCTCGAAGACGAGCGCTGGATATGGCCTGACATCACTAGAATCATTCGCGAGTCTGAACCGTCACTTGTCTGGCTCGAAAACGTGCCGGGACTTGTTTCAACCGGAGGCCTTGAGCAAGTCTTATTTGACCTTGCCCGCCTCGGGTTCAATGCTGAATGGGGTGTGCTCGCCGCGTCCGAAGTTGGCGCCAGCCATCAGCGCGAGAGAATTTTCATTCTGGCCTACCGCGGACTGCAACACTTCAACCTACAGCAATGGCAGGTTCGGAATGAATCTGCGCGAAGCCTCAAGCAGCTGGCAAACCCCGCAGACCTCGGACACGAACGGAGCGAGGGAACCGGACGGCAAACGCTCGCTAGGGCTGAACACCTTGGCGACGAACTGGCCGACGCCATGTGCCAACGACGACAACAAATCCCCGGAAGCGTACCGGAACATGAGGGAGAACAAGTTAGGCCGCAAGGGAGCAGCCGCGGAAACGATCAGCAGCTTGCAAGTGAAGGTTCAGGCATGGCCGACACCTGCCGCGAGAGTCTCTCGCGGAGAAAACCACGAGGATCATCTGAGCAATGGCACGGGCAGGCTTCATCTGGACCAGCTGCCGAACTTCGTGAAGTTTGTCTTTTCGCCCCAGGCCCAACGCATCCATCCTGGGAAACTATCACTGAACGACAGCAGCACCTCGCCCCGGCGACTGAACCCGGCCTTTGCATCATGGCTGATGGGCTGGCCTTGGTGGTGGACGAATTCCGGGCAGATCAGCTTCGCGCAGTCGGAAATGGTGTTGTACCGCTACAGGCTGCAGCAGCATTTGTTCTGCTTGCTCAACGAGCCGGGATCATCTGAGGTGGCCGCATGAATTACTACGAACACCACCTCGGCGATTACATGCGCGACACAGCTCATCTCTCCATTCTTGAGGATGGTGCATATCGTCGCCTCATCGATGCCTACTACATCCGAGAAGAACCTTTACCCGGTGACCTGAAGAAGTGCTACAAGCTGGCCAGGGCTCAGAGCAAAGCAGAACGCGATGCCGTCGACAGTGTGCTTGAAGAGTTTTTTGACCTGGAGGCCGATGGCTACCATCACAAGCGCTGCGATGAAGAGATAGCCAAGTATCAGGCGAAGCAGGAAGGCAAGCAGGAGAAGAAAGAAAACGAAGCCGAGCGGCAACGTCGCTATCGTGAACGCAGAAAACAGCTTTTTGCTGAACTCAACAAGCTGGGTGTCACCCCATCTTTTGACCTCAATAATTCCGAACTCGAAACGGTGTTACTTGAAACACAGTCACGCAACGGTCACGGTGATGTCACGGAATCTGTCACGCGTGACGTAACGCACCATATCACGGCTACCCAGACACCAGTAACCAGTAACCAGACACCAGACTTAAAACCATCTCTATTAGACACACGCTCTCAAGTATCTAGCGAAGAGGATGCGCGTGCTCAACCAGGAATAATCTGCAAGGCCATCAAAGACATCGGCATTGTCGACGTGAGTCCATCACACCCGCTGCTGCTGAAGCTCATCAACGCGGGAGCTACTCAGGAGGAATTCGAGGATGCAGCACGCACCTGCAAAGCCAAGGGCAAGAAGTTCGCCTACCTGCTGGCGATGGTGGAAGGCATGCGAGCGGATGCAGCGAACGCGGTAGTGACACAGGGGAAAACTGCGAAGCCCAATGACCAGACCTGGCGCTTTGATGACGTGCAGATCATGGCCAAAGCCCGAGAGCTTGAAGTACACACCACGGGCAAAACCAAGTTCGAAATCCTTGCCGCGATCGACAAGAAAGAGGGCCGCAAATGACCTTCTCTGACCCTCAAAAAGACATGCTCGAAACGCTGCGCGAATTCCGCAATGTGTTCGGTGAATTCGAGCTCAAGGTGACGCTGCCGAACGTGACCCTCGCAACGCCTGGCTATCCCATCAACACCGAGTACCGCGAGTATTCAAGCCAGCCATGGGACCACAACGCGAAGAGTCCGCAGCATGCGAAGGTTTTAGTCTGGGCAAGGGAACGGAGGGCGAGGAGATGAGCGAAATCCGCCTTGTCCTGCCCTACCCCATCAGCGCGAACCGCTACTGGCGCACTTTTATGCCGAAGGGATTCAAAGCACCGGTTACAACCGTGAGCCCGGAGGCCAAAAGCTACAAAGCGCAGGTAGCCCACATGTGCAAAGTAGCCGGCATCAAGCAGCCCATCAGCGGCCGCGTGGAGATCGACATCAAGCTTTTCCCAAAGCGCCCGCAAGACTACGCCAAGCGCATGCAGAAGAACCCCGACAGCTGGGACGATGACGTGCAATGCCTGGACCTGGACAACGCGAACAAGGTCCTGTTCGACGCGATCAAGGGCATCGCGATTATCGATGACAAGTGGATTCGGCGCCTGACATCTGAGCGCATGGAGCCAGACGGAGAGGCTCGGGTGATCCTGACAATCCGGCCGCTGAAACAAGAAACACCGCAGGGGATTTTGATTTGAACAACAAGCAACGCCTACTCGAAGAAGTCAGGATCCGCAGCAGCCTGGCCAGCCTTCCGAACGTGTCGGACGTAGACCTGGCGGAACTGAGAAAGCAGGCATGGAAAGAGCAAGGCGTGTTTGTGATCGATATGCGGTACCCGGGACTGAGCGAAAAAGAGCGGGCGTTCATCAGCAACATGGGGAATAAGTTTTACGGGAAGCGAGGGGGCAACAATGGACGATAACGTATTCAAATCCGAGATAGAGGAACTGCTGCAGAGCTGGCTCATCTGGCTGGCCACCCGCCGTTACTATGCCCCCAAGCTACCGCCGAACATTCTCGCAATACTCAGCATGCCACACGGTGGGAAAGAGCCGCCCAATGCAGCCAATGATGCACTCTGCGCAGCATTTAACCTGGTCATATCCGGGGCGCCGGACAGTGAGCGCCTGCCGTTTTTGTACGTGTACCTGAAGCAGCACAGGCCCGGGCCGATCAAGGAGCTGGCGTATCAGCTCAACATAGATTCAGACACGGTGTATCACCGAGCGCACAAGGTAGCGCCCTTGTACTTGAAGCACGCAAAAGACCTGGCAATCATGAACGAGATGATCCATCGTGAAGTAGACGGATTTGTAGACTGAATCTGTTACCTGAGGCACACACATATTTCCGCTGCAAAACATTGGAACTCAACAACGGTGCGGCTTTGAACACTACCGAATAATTTTGCGGTAAAAAAGCATTCGGTAAATTGACCTATTTTCAGTATGCTTTCCGCCATAATTCGTGCGATAACTCCCCTCACGAATCTCAAGCCCCTTCATTGGGGCTTTTTTGTGCCTATAAGTCTGCCCTTTGCTCGATTTGGTAACTTTGCGTTTGCCCGACGTTGTACCTGCGCGGGTCGAGGGCAGGCTTATGGGACGAACCAGAGGCTTTCGAAAGCATTCCCAATAGCTGAGTTATAGTAGCTATGTTGCAACTAGGGGAATGTAAAAGATGAAAAAATTCGCTTTGTTCCAATTGTCCGTCCTTGCCTTGCTGCTTAACTCGGCTGCACAAGCAGAGACACGGATCTTCATGACGGGGAATACTCTCAATTCATTTTGCAATCCGAGAGTCACAGACGCCTGCATAGCTTATATCTCTGGCGTGTCCGACTCGGTTTCAGAGAATTTGGCGCTGTTTCCAACACATAAAATCTGTCCGCCAGCTACGTCAACACCAGAACAAGCTGCGATGATAACGGCCAGGTGGTTGCAATCGCACCCCGAGGCATTGCACTACTCAGCAAGTGGTCTCGTACAGGTGGCATTATCTGAGGCATTCACCTGTAAGAAGTAACTTTTCTAGTTCAGCATCGCTGCTGACAATTTGGTAAGAATAACCAGCACACAGCTCAAGCGAAAGCTGCATGAGAGCGCCGGATGCTGTAACCGGTGAAAATATTTTCGGTAACCCCAAGAGTAAAAGTTGAATTTCACTAAATACTCATAAGCAGTAATTTTGCTGTGAATGAGATTAGGGAGATTCGTATGACGGTCGAAGACAAGATCGAAATACTGTTGACCTCAATTCGTCTGAGTTGGATGGAAATAGCTAAGGGGATCGACCCCAAAGCAGCTAAACGACACATCCTCTGGTGTTACGGTGAATTGAGACAGCTAGTTCTCAATACTTAGAGAAAAACAAAACCCACAACGTCTGAGACTGAGTGGGTTTTTCATGGCCAGAGGCCTAACCTGCCCCGAGGGCGAAAGATGACAGACGCCAAAAGCACCGGGCGTAGTTCATCACGCTCAAAGAAAGGCACACCGCGAACGCCGCCTATCCCACAGAAGCGCATTCCGACCCCGGAAGCCTTCGATATGTTGGTGGATAGCTACGTAAATATGTGTCGGACAGCCAAACCACCGCAGCCGATCACCCTGACTGGCATGATCCTGGCGCTCGGATTCAAATCGAAACAGGGCTTTTACGAATACGCAAATTATCCGGGTTACGAAGAATGCGTAAGCCGGGCAAGACTTTTCGTTGAGTGCGAACTGGAAACCCGATTGCACGGCGCGAACGCTGCCGGCGCAATATTCGGACTCAAGAACATGGGCTGGATGGACATCACGCCCGAGCAGTTGGAAAAGATCAGGCTTGAGGTTCAAAGGCTGAAGAATGGCCTTCCAATAGGCGATGACGACACGCAACCTGCAGTCGTACACATAGGCGTAAAAGATGCCCGCAGAACTTAACACTGAGTTCTACGCGAACATCCCGCAGGCTGGGTTCCTTGCGCTGCCTCAGAAATACCGGGCATTCGTGGCCGGGTATGGAACAGGTAAGTCAGCAATAGGCGCGGTTTCGTCATGCAAGCACTATTGGGAACATCCCAAGGTTAACCAAGGCTACTTCGCACCGACCTACCCTCAGATTCGGGACATCTACTATCCGACGATCGAGGAAGTCGCCTATTGGATGGGCCTGCGGGTTGACATTAAAACAGGCGACAAAGAGGTTCATGTTTACAACGGCCGTTTCTACAAAGGAACGACCATTTGCCGAAGCATGGAGCGCCCAGGCACCATCATCGGTTTCAAGATAGGCCATGCGCACGTTGATGAACTCGACGTGATGGACATCAAGAAGGCACGGGAAGCCTGGCGAAAGATCATTGCCCGGTTGCGCTGGAATGACAGCACGATCAAGAACGGCGCCGATGTAACCACGACACCGGAAGGCTTCAGGGAAACGCACCGGCTGTTCGTTGATGAGGTTCTGAGGAATCCCAAGCTCAAGGAATCTTATGGGCTAATTCAGGCGTCGACTTACGACAACGAAGCGAACCTGCCGGTTGATTACATTCAGTCGCTGCTCGATACCTACCCGGAAGAACTGATAGCGGCTTACCTGCGCGGGCAGTTCGTTAACCTGACTACCGGGACGGTTTACCGCAGTTACAACAGGATCCGGCATAACTCTACGGAGACCGTACAACCCAAGGATGTATTGCGCATCGGCATGGACTTCAACGTCATGCACATGGCGGCAACCGTGTACGTTGAGCGGCCAAACGGTTATCACGCTGCCAGCGAGTTCAAGGATGTGTTCGATACGCCGGACATGATCAAGACGATCAAGAACCGCTTTCCCGAGCATAAACGCATCATCGTTTACCCGGACGCCACAGGCGACAGCCGCAAGACGGTGGATGCCAGCAAATCGGATATTGCACTGCTGAAGGCAGCAGGTTTCGAGGTCAAGGCAAAGGAAACCAACCCCGCAGTGAAAGACCGGATTATGGCCGTGAACAAGCGCTTCGAACTCGGCCTGCTCTGGGTGAATGCGAAAGAATGCCCAACCGTGGCCAAGTGCTTTGAACAGCAGGCCTATGACGACAACGGCGATCCAGATAAGAAATCTGGCTTTGACCACCAGAACGACGCAAGCGGCTATCCGATAGCTTACGAATTCCCGATAGTCCGCAACACGATCAAGCGCACCACAATCACAGGAACCTAAATGGCAATTGACGACAAGCACAGCGAATACACAGGAGCCGCGCCCAAGTGGCAGCGCTGCCGTGCCGCTATCGCTGGTCAGGATGCCGTTCACGCTGGCGGCGAGCTCTACCTGCCCAAGCTGAAGGAGCAGACGAAGGAAGAATACGCGGCATACAAGCTGCGCGCTTCGTACTTCAATGCCACAGGCCGCACGCTCGAAGGCCTGGTGGGCATGGTGTTCCGCAAGGCTCCCGAGATCGAAGCACCCACTGCCATGCAGGGCATCATTGATGACATCGACCTGAAGGGTACTCCGCTCAAGAATCTGGCCATGAAGGTGTTGGATGAAGTGCTGGGGGTGGGTCGCGTCGGCATCCTGGTGGAATACCCGGTTGTCACCGACCAACCCGCGAACGCTGCGACTGCCGCACAGCTCAACCTCAGGCCTTATGCCGCGGTGTACTCTGCTGAGACCATCATCAACTGGAAAGCTGCACGCATCAACAACGTGTATCAGCCTGTCGATGTGCGCCTGGCCGAAACTTACGAGGATGAATCCGGAAAGACACAGGAGCAGGTTCGCCGGCTGATGCTCAACGAGGGCGGAATCTACGTTCAGCAAATCTGGCGCAAGACCGAAGCAACCGGCGATTGGGTGCAGATTGATGGCGACATTACCCCGCTGATGCGCAGCCAACCCATGAGAGAAATTCCATTCTGGGTATTCGGGCCGAAGGAAAACGAGCTGTGCGTGCAGGATTCACCCCTGCTCGATCTGGTCGACATCAACCTTGCTCATTACCGTGTCACTGCGGACTATGAACACGGTTGCCACTTCACCGGCCTGCCGATGCTGTTCCTGGCTGGCGTGGAACTGGAAGATAACGCGAAAATCTACCTCGGCTCCCAAACTGCTGTCACTGCTAACAATCCAGCCGCAGACGGCAAGTACATAGAATTCACCGGCCAAGGCCTCAAGGCGCTTGAGAACAATCTTGACCGCAAGGAAAAGCAGATGGCCGCCATCGGCGCCCGGATGCTCGAGCAGCAAAAGAATGGTGTCGAGTCAGAAGGCGCGATGCAGATGCGCTCCAATGGTGAGACCTCTGTGCTGGCCAGCATCGCCAACCTCACGAGCATGGGACTGACGGCAATGCTGCAGTTCATGGCCCAATGGGAAGGCGTATCCGGCGAGTGCAAGATTCACCTGAACACTGACTACATGCCGGTAGGCATGACTGCGCAAGAGCTCAAGGAGCTTGTCGCCGCCTGGCAATCCGGTGCCATCAGCAAGCAGACCCTGTTCGAGAACCTCAAGCGCGGCGAAGTCATCAGCGAGAACCGCACGTTTGAGGACGAAGAAGAATTCATAGCCGACGAAGGCGCGCCGAGTGGCAACGACGAATGAAACACTGTTTGATGCCGCGGTTTCTCACCAGATCGACCTGCAGAGATACAGCAACGGAGAAGTAAAGAAGCTTCTAGGCATTCTGAACAAGGTCGACAGTGACCTGGTTGTAAAACTGCAGTTGGCACTTGAGAGATTGCCGCGAGAGAGCTTTACGGTGGAACGCCTCGGGGCGCTGCTTGGTTCTGTACGTGAGGTGAATGCGTCGGCATACACCCAACTGAGAAACGAGCTCTCAGGCGATTTGCGCGAACTGGTCGATTATGAGGCCGGGTATCAGCGCAGCCTGTTTGAAAATTCAATTCAAGCGAATGTCGCAATCGCGAGTGTGCTACCCGAACAGGTGTATGCCGCAGCAATGGCAAGGCCATTCCAAGGGCGCATCCTGACTGAGTGGGCGGCCAGTCTTGAAGCAACCAGATTGCAACGTATCAAAGATGCGGTAGCTGTTGGCTATGTCGAAAACGAGACTATCCAGCAGATCACGCAGCGGATTCGTGGCACCAGATCACTCAATTATGCGGATGGCCTGCTGGAAATAGACCGCAGGCATGCTGAAGCGGTTATTCGGACGGCCATCAATCACACGGCCTTTTATACCCGCAGCCGCTTCTATGAAGATAACGCCGAGCTGATCAAAGGCCTACGCTGGACTGCCACACTTGATAGCCGCACCTCTGAAATCTGTCGGGCTCGCGATGGCAATGTTTACCCAATGAAATCCGGCCCACGTCCACCGGCACACTGGAACTGTCGCAGCACCATGACACCGGTTATCAAGAGCTGGAAAGAGCTCGGCCTTAATGCCGACGAGCTGCCGGCCGGCACACGAGCTTCACTTGACGGTCAGGTACCCGCAGACATGACGTATCAGCAATGGTTACGCAAGCAATCTGTAGCCCGCCAGGAAGAGATTCTAGGCGTCAGCAAGGCTAAGCTGTTCCGCGATGGCGGACTTGAACTGGACCGGTTCGTTGACCGCAAAGGACATGTTTTCACGCTTGCCGAGCTGCGCGAGCGGGATGCTGCAGCATTCAAGAAAGCGGGTCTATAATGCCCCTGTGGACAAACCCAAACTCAGCCTTGTGCCAGCAACCGAAAAGCCTGCGAAGCAGAAGGTGCGGGACAACCTGCGCAAGACTCGCACGAAAGGCATTCCGCAGTGTGTATGTGGAAGCCGAAGTTTCGTTGTCATGCAGACGGCAACAACCAAGCAGAAAATTTGCGTGATGTGTTTGATGGATAAGCGCATTGTTGAGATGAGCTGATTTCAGATTATGGTAGAGTTTCCGCTCCAATAATTAGGGGCGGATATGAAATACGAACAAACAATTTTCAGAGTTTTAGCACTTGTGATCATGGCCTACGCCAGTTATCAGCTCAGTGTAATTGCTGACGATGGTATCTCTGTCTACGTAGGAAACACAGTGACCACCCAGCAAGACTAACAGAACCAAAATTTAAGAACCCGCTTCGGCGGGTTTTTGCTTTTCCGAAGCCGCAACCTCTGAGGGGTAAGCGGCTTTTTTATTGGGCCTGAGGCCCGCAACTATCCTGAGGATAAAACGCGATGTTGTACTCCAAGCCACGCCTGAGCAATACCCTGTTTTCCATGATCAACCGCTACATGGCCGCAATGGGCCTAATGCTGTTTGCAGTCGATCTTGATGATGCCGAAGTGAAGGCAGCCATCAAGGAAGCTGTTGATGCAGCGGTCAAGCCATTGGCTGAAAAGCGCGACGAGCTGCTGAATGAAGTAAAGCAGCTGCGCAAAGGCAAACAGGTAAGTCCTGAGGACTTAGAAAAGCTCGAAGCCGAACGGGACCAGTACAAGGACCAAGCTGAGAAATTGGCGAAAGACCTCAAGGCTGCCAACTCCAACGCTGAGAAATTCGGCAAGGAGCTGGAAACCGAAAAGAGCTTCACTCAACGGCTTCTGGTTGAAAACGGCCTCACCGAACAGCTCACAAAAGCCGGTGTGACCAATCCAGCATTTCTCAAGGCGGCAAGTGCAATTCTCGCAAGCCAGGTGCAAATCGTTCCCGATGGCGACAAGCGCGTTGCCAAGGTGGGCGAAAAACCGCTGGCTGACTTCGTAGGCGAATGGGCCAAATCCGACGATGGCAAACACTTCGTTTCTGCTCCGAACAACTCGGGCGGCGGCAGTGGTGGCAATGGCAACCCAAGCGGCGGCGCGAAAAAGAGCATGACGCGCACTGCTTTCGAGGCATTGGACCCTGCCGGAAAGGTCGCCTTCACCAAAGAAGGCGGACAGCTGACCGAAGGCTAGGCCCGAACAAACAATTTTCATTTTCAAAAAGGAAAGCATCATGTTGAAGAAACTTCAAATTGCCCTTGGCGTAGCTCTGGGCTTTGTCATGAGCGTTGCACATGCAGCACACGCAAAGCTCTTCAATCATATGGCCAGCAATGGCCTGATCCTGGGCGCCAACACGCTCACAGACCTCATCCCGACGATGTATACCAGCCTCGATGTTGTGTCTCGTGAACTGGTCGGATTCATCCCTGCTGTCAGCTCCGACATGACGTTTGAGCGTGCGGCTCTGAATGAGACTGTCATCAGTCCCGTTGCACCAGCTGCATCCGCATCAGACATCACCCCTGGCGTAACCCCACCAGACGATGGCGATCAAAACATTGGCAACGTGTCGATGACGATCACCAAATCCCGCCGCGTGCCGATCCGTTGGAACGGCGAGCAATCCAAAGGCGTGAATAACGGCGTTGGCCGCAACAAGATTCTGCAGGACCAGTTCGCTCAAGCCTTCCGCACGCTGTGCAACGAAGTTGAAAGCGATTTGGGCGCTTTGCATATCTACGGTTCCCGCGCATACGGCACCGCTGGTACTACTCCATTCGGCACCGCCGGCGATTTCTCCGACGCATCCAATGCGCTGAAAATCCTCAAGGACAACGGGTCCCCGCTGGGCGACGTGTCCCTGGTGATGGACACTGCAGCCGGCGCAAAGCTGATCGGCCTGCAATCCCGCTATGACGTGGCCGGCGATGTTGCCATGCAAAACCAAGGCATCATCATCCAAAAGGCAGGCATGAATCTGCGTGAGTCCGCGCAGGTTAAGACCTCCACTGCTGGTACTGGAGCATCTGCCACAACCAATAGTTCCGGCTACGCCATCGGCGCTACCACCATCACCCTTGCATCTGCAGGTACTGGCACCATCGTTGCAGGTGATGTGATTACCTTTGCAGGCGACACCAACAAGTATGTAGTTGTGTCAGGTGACGCTGATGTATCAGGTGGCGGCACGATCACCATCGCCGCACCTGGTCTGCGCAAGGCTATCGCTGGTTCTGCAACCGCGATCACTGTAGTTGCTGCTGCAGCTCGCAATATGGCCTTCCCACGCAGCGCAATCGTGCTTGCAACCCGCGTTCCTGCCCTTCCACAAGAAGGCGATCTGGCTGTTGACCGCACCATTGTTACCGATCCACGTTCCGGTCTGAGCTTCGAAGTTGCGATGTACATGCAATATCGCCAAGTTCAGTACGAAGTATCGCTGGCTTGGGGTGTGAAGGCAGTCAAGACCGAGCATATCGCTCTGTTGCTGGGCTAGTAATTCCTACCCCTTCGCAAGAGGGGGTAGCTGTGACTAGTCAACAACCAAAGGAGCAAAGGGAATGAGCACCATCAAAGTAAAACCTTGGGGTAAGGACCAAGGCGCATATGTTGTGATCGAGGAAGCAGATTTCGACAAGGAAAAACACGATCTGTACGAAGAAGGTGCGGCCGGGTCTGACAATTCCAAGCTGACCAAAAAGCAGCTATCGGAAAAGCTCACCGAATTGAAGGTTGTGCACGACGCCGGCGCAAATAAGGATGTGCTGCTTGGCCTGCTGACTGAAGCTGAAACCAAGGCAGCAGAGAACAATCCGCCAGCCGAATAACCCAGTACCCGCATTAAAGCCCATCTTTCGAGGTGGGCTTTTGTTTGTGTACTACCACTCAGGAATTAATCAATCATGGCTCTAATCGTTGAAGATGGCACCGGCAAAGCCGACGCTGAAAGCTATATCAGCGTAGAGGATGCAACCGCCTATCATGCTGCCCGCGGCAATGCAGATTGGGCAGCTCTGGCCAGCAACGAAGTGCGCGAACAGTTCTTGCGCAAGGCGACCGCATACATGGTTCAAGTCTACCGCGACAAGTGGCAGGGTTACCGCGTATTCAGCAGCCAGGCACTCGATTGGCCGCGTTCCTGCGTGGTAGTCGACAAGGTTTATACGGTGGATTCTGACATCGTGCCCAATGAGGTGAAGAATGCATGCGCAGAGTTCGCCTTGCGCGCCTCTGTGGCTGAGTTAGCTCCTGACGTTGAGCAACGTGTAAAGCGCGAGAAAGTCGACGTGCTGGAGGTGGAATACAGCGAATTTAGCCCTCAGTACCCAACCTATCGCGCGATCGACAACATGCTTGCGCCATTCTTCGGAGCTGGTAGCTCCGGCGTATTTCGTAAGGTTGAGCGGGTGTGACTTTCAATTATTCCAATTCAGCCGCCACATCGCTCCGCCTGCTTACCAAGTTCGGCCAGACTGTAACGCTGCGCAAGATTTCACAAGGCGAGTATGACCCAAGCACATCCGGTTCAACCAACTCGACCACAGATTATCTGGGTAAAGGCGCGGTATTCGATTTCAAGGAACGTCAGCTGGGCACCAATTTTGCCGGAGCAAGCCTGATAGAAGTCGGAGACAAACACTGCCTTTGGATGCCAGACGGTGCCACCATAGCAGCGCACCCTGCTGACAAGCTGGTTATCGGTTCCGATGTCTGGACCATACTCAACCTCAAGACACTGGAGCCAGGCGGCACCGTAGTTCTTTACGAATTCCACATCCGCAAGTAATGGCTACGAACGACAGATTCCGCGCACGGATGGCGCAAAGGATCAAAGCTGCCAAAAGCAAGCACGACCTGTTCGGACAAAAGCTATCAGTCGAGCTACTGAGCCGCATGGTGATGCGAAGCCCGGTAGATACCGGTCGATTTCGCGGGAACTGGAATGTGAGTCTCAGCAGCCCTGACTTGAGCACCGACCAAAGTACGGACCCCAGCGGCGGCGGCACCATTACCAAAGGCGCAGCGATTATCAGCGGCCTGGTGGTCAACGGCCAGACGATTTACATCACGAACAGCCTGCCTTATGCCTACCGATTGGAAACAGGTTATAGCCAACAGGCACCGGCCGGCATCGTAGGTTTAACGGTTGTCGAGTTTTCTTCCATTGCAAAACAAGTTGGAGCAGAGGTGCGAATGCTATGAGTCAGGTGCTTATTAGAAAGGCCCTAGAGAAGCGACTCAACACCATGTCTCCGACTCTGGCTACAGCATGGGAAAACACGAAGTATGCACCGGTGAATGGGACCCCTTACCAACGCGTGAACCTGCTCCCTGCAGAGCCTGAGAATCCTACGCTGGGCGGCAACTATCACCTTGAGCAAGGCATATTCCAGGTCACGCTGTGTTATCCGATCGATGCGGGCCCTGGAATAGCAGAGGCCCGCGCTGAATTGCTTCGTGCTCGTTTCCCTCGGGCACTCAGCCTGACAGAAAGCACGTTGAGCCTGACGATAACCAGAACACCACAGGTTATGCCTGCGTTTGTGGATGGTGACCGTTACTGCATTCCTGTGCGGATCCGGTACCACTCTCATATCAACAGTTAAGAGAACTTTGTAAATCTTCAGCGGCCGCCTTCGGGTGGCTTTTTTTTGGCCCCGTTGGGGCTTTTTGCATTCAAAGGAGCTTCAAAATGGCCGATTCTCAAGGCATCAATAAGAGTATTGCGATCAAGAAGGAGACGACCTGGGGCACCAAGGCATCTGCTTCCGACGCATACTACCTCCGCCGCGTGTCTGGTTCTTTCCAACTTGAAAAGGACACCTACAACTCGAACGAAATCCTGACTAGCCAGCAAACACGTGACATGCGTCATGGCACCCGTCGCGCTACTGGTTCGCTTTCCGGTGAAATCGGTGGCTCCAGCTATGGTGAATTGATTGCTGCAGCAGTGCGCAAGGACTTCGCAAACGGAGCAACTACCGGCGCTATTGCTGTCATTGAAGCAGATGAATCTGCAGGGGTATCCACCTTCCAGCGCTCAACCGGCTCTTTTGTGTCGGATGGCTTCAAGGCAGGCGACGTAATTAGCGTTTCTGGATTCACCGATGCTGCGAACAACGGCTTGTTCGTACTGGTTTCTGTTACC